TTTGCTGATGCAAGTTGCGAGGTAAGTGATGCAACCTGTGCATTTAATGCAGTAATCTGTGCACCAAGATCAGATACTGAGAATGTTGCAATTGCTGACTTAACTGCTGCAGGAAGTCCTGTTGCAGTTGCTGCAATTGAAGCATCTGTTGCGACTACAGTTACTGTTCCTGCTACTGCTGTAGCAAGTGTTCCTGTTGCTGAGCCAAGGACTGTTACTGGGGCTACTCCTGCTGCAGAAGTAACTGAAGAGGTTGTAAGTGTCTTTGTGATTGATGAATCAGAGAATGTTGAACCAATCAAAGTTACAGAAATACCCTCAGAAGCAACAGGATTTCCAAATACGTCTGTCGCTGAAACAGAAATTGCTGGGACAGTTCCGACTGCTGTTGCTGATGGCACTGCTACAGCAATATTTGCTGCAACTCCTGCTGTACCCTTAATGTAAACAATGGTTGAATATGCACCATTTGTAATGGTAACTGATCCAACAGATGTTGAGGTTGTGTACGCATAGACAGTTGCTGCAACACCAGTTGATGTTACAAGAAGTGATGATACGCCTGATGCAACAGAAACTGGTGCAAGAGATGTGTTAAGTGCTGAAACAAGCTTTACGCCTGATGCAACAAAAGAAATTGTTGTTGAAGTATCTGCTGTAGCAGCAAGTGCTACTGTATTTGAAGAATCAATTACATTTGATACTGGTACTGCCACCGTTGCTGGTGCTGCAGAAGTTGTTGTGTTTGCTGCACTTGCTACTGTAACTGCAAGCGGAGCAGCATGTGCGATTGATGAGATGCCAAACATTGCTAGGGCTGCAGCGGTAGCAATTGCGATCTTCTTTGTTGTCTTCATATTTTCCTTTTCTATGTTAGGTTATTTTCCTAGGTTTTTACCCAATAATTTAGGCAAATCTAATAATTGCTTTTCTATTTTAGAAAGCTTATCTTTGAGTGCTTGATTTTCTTCTTTAAGAGATTCAGCAATAGACTCTATTTTATCACATTGCATTTGTTTTGTCTCTAATGCGTTCACATAGAAACTTAATTTTTGCTGAGAATCATGGTATAAAGATTCATAATCTATCTTATTTTTACGCTTAAACATGTTCTCCTACAATATGGTAAAGTTGTCTACGAATCCAGTCTCTCCCGGCATTACATCATCATCGTCATCTATTCCTAGATAGTCTCTGAGGTTTGCTGGCATTGAATTCTTTGGAGGTGTTCTGATAGTATTATCAGTTCTGTGTCCCGCTTGAATTTCTTCTAGCGTATTTTCTTCATACTGATCATATGAGTAAATTTGAACCTCGTTGTCACCTTTAGGAGTTAATGATATCGCATTATAAATTGCTCCGCAAGTCGCATCCGCCAAATCCTTTGAGCCTTTGCGTGGGTGATCAACCTTATCTTTTTTAACAATTCTTAATTCAAGAAGCTCATCAATTAAAAGATTTAGTTTTGGTCCAGATATTCTTTCTTCCATTACGCCTAATAACATATCCTCATAATGCTTTTTAGCAACAGACAATACCTCACAGTTCATTCCGTATGACTTTAACTGCTCCATCATGTCATATGAATTCCATCGGTCAAATGTTACACGCTTAATGTTAAATCCTCTTTGCTTTAAACTAATTATATAGTTTTTAACTTCTGTAAAATCAACTACCTTTTCTTTTGTAGGAGTCCAATATCTTACTGCATCTACCACAACATATGGCTGAGCATCTGTATACGCTCCCGACATTTTCATAGTAACCCAACGGTCAACGTGAGCCATAGATACGGCACAATGGTCATGCTTTAACGCCAAGTCAACGTGAATATAATAAGCTTTTTCTGGATCAGGCTTAAACCAGTCTCTAAAAGAATTATTATCATCTAGTGCTACATTTAAATTATTGAATGCTTTTTCTACTTTTTCACGAGAAGAAAACAATGCATCAACAGCTTCTGGAGGCATACATGCAAAACGAGATAATGCATCAACTGGATCTGCGTAGAAGTTGCTTGCCAAGTCTTCTATGTGAATAGTAGGATTAATTTCCCATGTAGGTCTTTTGAGTGCAAACACTCTAGGTACTGAATAGTTAATGATATGATCTTCTTCCCATTCAATCTCAAATTCATTTTCTTTGATCCCGTCCGGCAAATCTATATCAATCTTAAACTTATGCTTTCTAATTACAATTTCTTTTTCAGCAACAACTTCATTATATCTTTGCTGAATATAGTCGTTTTTAAATCGTGGGAATGAAAGCAATGCAAGCTTTCCAAACTGTGGAAAACGTGAATCTACTGATCCTCTAAACATCTTATAGATAGCAGATGCGGTCTTAGCCTGCTCATTACCGCTAGTAGAATCTAGATCAAAGCCTGAAATCTCATCAAGTACCGCAAACAAAAGGTTGTATCCTTCCCAAGACTCTCTTTGTGAGTGACCTGAGTGTACTGTAATGGATTTGTCAAAATTGATGCTTCCAACTTTTTCATCATACTTTCCTGCAAACCATTTGCATCGGGTAATACGATTCTTAAAGCCCTTAAAGAAAACTTGCTGTGCTTGAACTGCGTTAATAGCAACGTTAATAATATCAATAGAGTCACCGGGAGGCTTGCCATAATATCTGGCTGGATCTTTTAAGCATAAAAGAAGATAAACTATATATGAGCATGCAATCGTAGAAGTATAGTCTTTTCCTGAACCCTTACCGAGCTGGAAGATAACTTCATTACAAGTTTGTCCCCAACGCTTGAGTCCTTCAGTTTCCCCGTATAGTTTAATTAATGTTTCTTTTTTGTAAATCTGACTTGATGCCTTAATCATCTGATACTGATAGTCAGACAAAGGCGGTAGGCCAAGATAATCTTTTGAGGTTACAAACTCCTCAATATCTACAGGAATTTCCTCAAAAGCATCTTCTTCAAGTGCTTCTAAAAAATCACCAAAATCATTCAACTGTAATTACCTCTACACGACCAGTTACATCTTTTAATCTTCTAGCAACTTCCTGCTTGCATGTATCGCAACTTGAAGTTACATCCCTTAATATACCTACTAGGATTTCTTGCTTTCTTTCGGTTTCAAGAATTTGATCTGCCATATCATTCTTCTCAAGCACTCCCGCTTTTTGAAGCATGTCAATTCTTTTTTGCTCAACATCTGCAACAAGCTTTAATGATTGGGCTTTAACATTTAATGCATCTTGAACGTCTGCTTGACGTACTGTTTCCCAGGCTTCTTTAATAATCATGGAGTAATGTTGATCAGCAGCACCAAGGGCTTCTCTTGCTCTTTCACGAATACCCGTGTCTCCCTGCATAAGTTCACGCCAGTTGGCTAATATTTGTGTAACCTGTACTGGCTTTAATGCAAGTTGTTTAGCAATTTGGGTTGGGCTATTTCCTTTAATGAACTCTGCAACAACATTGTTCATTTGCTCAAAGTCTTCTTTGAGCGATTCTATTTCATTCATCGTCTACCATGATCTGTGCTATAAAAGCCAGACCCCTTGAATTGGATGCCGGGAGTACCATATACTCTTACCATACTATAACCACATTTTGGACATGGAGGAATAACCTCTTCATCAGAAAAACCTCGGGTAATCTCCTGTTTTGTCTCACACTCTATACATCCGTACTCGTAAATTGGCATGCTTAATTATATCACTCTCTTATATACTCTGTCAATCACTATTGAACCTGTGACTGATATGTTCCATCTATCTCTATGGGTCTAACGGTTAATGGCATTAGGGTATACACATTAAAGATCCCCGCATGTCCTTTTCTAAATATAAACCAGTCTGTAGGTGCATCAAATCCTGTAGTTGATACATAGTCGCATAACTTTTGAGCTCCTTGTGGAGATATTACATAGCATAATGTAGACCAGTCTTGATATCCTTTTGATATAAATTCATTAATGTATTCTGAGTTATTGTATCTTTCATACTGATTTTCATCAACATAAATACTTAATACATCATAATCTTCCGGCACATTATTCATTGCAATATTTAATGTATCCATAAAAAATGAATGAATTATGGCATCATCTTCAAATATCAACAGGGCTGTATTGTTTTCTTTAGCATACTTCCATGCCCTGTAATGACTACCAAAATTTCCTAGCTCTCCCGGCTTTGGGCTTTGCCAAGGCATTTTAAATTCTGGATTTTCAAGCATGAAAGCTTCTACGTCTTTAGGATCTCTGCCGTTTAAAGCTTTTAAGTTAACCTTATTGCCTTTTACTACAGCATCAATTGCATCTCTGTTGACCTTACGATCATCATTTATATAAATTGTATAATAGTTTGGCTGAAAGCCTTTTTTAATATATGAAGGTACGCTGTTATAAAAATCTAAAACGTTCATGCAATTTGGCTCTTGGTTCATTCTGCCATAGATTTTGCCATGTATATCTTTAATCTTTTCTGAATCAATATCTATTGTATTGCAATACTTATAAAAGTTTTCTAGAATTATATTAAGTTCTTGTCCCGCCCTGCCGTGATCGTAACTGCTTCCTGCAGGATGGTTAGGGATATATCTTGTATCTCTAATGATTACTTTATTTAAGTAAATGGCAAGAGAGCACCAGATCATGTCCATGCCCCACCCAGACTTTAATTCTGTTATATCAACTTGAGTTTCAAGATAATCAAAATAATTTTCAATGTGACGGGTAATCTCTTTATGCATAAAGACCATGATGCCATCTGTCTGACAAGATAGCAATAAGTTACGATCTACGCTCATGGTGCCAATCTGCGAAGAATTTGCACTCCAGGGTTCGTGAGTTAGATGTGGAGCATAAAGAGCGGGAGAGTATGAATTAAATACATATTCAGCTCTATTTAAGACAAAATTCCAATTTGAAGAACTTACGTCTCCGCATAAAAACAACATGTATTCTTTATCTGATTTATTAAAATCTTGTACTGCAACCCTAAGTTGTCTATAGTATCTAATATCTCCTACGTTCATCCAATTTTCATTGACGGATGTGCCGGAATTAATAATCTTAAATGATTGATTTAGTTCAGTAAAGTTTCTTTCAATGTCTTTAACATTTGACTCAACTTCATTCCAATTAACTATGTATGTTTGAAAACTCATGCCATCTTCTTCTTAATCTCGGTACTTGAAATTGTCTTGGTGTAAGGGATATAAATTAAACCAATGTTTCTTTCATCTAGCCAGTCTTGGGTAAATTGCATTTGCTTATAATAATCTTTCTTTGCCCAGTCTGATCCGACCACTATGTAGTCTGGTGATACTTCTTCAATGGCTAACTTTGAATTAGCCCCGCCAAAATTCATTATGACTTCATCCACATACCTGCAAGCCAATAGGACTGTCTTTCTTTCAACTTGATCGCAAACTGGAGCCTTGCCCTTATAATCTTCAATAAATGAATCGGGATTTAAAGATACTACAACCTTACCGGATTCCCCAGCTAACTCTTTGCATCTTTTTAATAGATTGACATGACCTGAATGGAACAAATCAAATGTTCCGCCTGTGTAAACAACACTCATTTTTTTAATCCAAACTTCTCTAAATACCTTACTATAGTCATATGACTACATCCGGCTTCTTTTGCTATTGCAAAAACATCTTTTCTTTGTACTACATAACGACTATATAGCCAGTTTTTATTTTCATACAGCTTTGCCATTTAATGTGTTATAAGCAAACCATGCGATCCCCGCTGCATCTGCAACATTGTTATTGTCTGTTTCAATCCCCAGATTTTTAACAAAGTCTATGGTTATCTGCTTACGCATCTCCCTTATTCTGTTTTTGATCCAGGTTTCTGACTTTCCTGGGTTTTCCGATTTGACTGAGAGTTTTTGAGCTTTTGTAAAGTTCTTGTTGCCAATGTAACTCTGCCACTCAATAGGATGGACTTCAGATACTTTAAGTTCATCATCAACTAGCTCCCCCAATATAGCACCAAATACGTAGGCCATCTTTAACCCAGTTGCTGCAGATCTTACCATCACTGCTGCTTCTAGTGCCATAGCATCTGCTTCTAAAGCACCGCTTGCCTTTAATGCCCTTATTTTTCTCTTTGCATCTACAATTCTATCATAAATGTTGTTTCCATAAAAATGAATTTCGCCCCATTTAATAGCCTTGCCATCTTCTATAACACAAAATGCAAAGCTATTTGTGCTTGCATCAATGCCGATAACTCTATTTGTTTGTTTAATTAAACTATGAAGCCCCATTTAGTATAGCCAGTATCTCCTGACGCTCCATTTCTTTTTGCTTGGAAACGCATCCACCGCAAACATCACCTTCATTATATCTGCCTAGTTCGCTTGTACACCCTTTGTTCTTGCAAATTCTCTTTTTACCCGCAAGACGATCTTTCTTTGCATTATACTTTTCTTTTATCTTAAGGTTAGTTGCAATCTTGCAACATTCATCTGAACAGTATTTTTGATTATGTGTCTTTGGTTCAAACTTATTATTACAAGATTTACTTGCACAGATCATCATTTCTTTACCACCATTAGAGGATACTCAACGTCCCCCTCTTCATGCTTCATGTCTTTCCAGCAGACATTTTTTACAGGGCAGTAAGTACATGGCATCTTAGACTTGCTTTCCGCAGGTCTATTTGGAAGAGTTTTATCTTCATAAAGCTTGTACACTCCACGCAACCAGTCAAAGACATAATCAATAGTTTCTTCATTTTTCTTATCAAAGTTTAAAAGAATCCAGAGCACTGTATTATCATTTTTATTTTCATACATGAATGCACCTTGCTTGTAGCCTTTAATCTTCATGTATGTAAGCAGTTGAAGTCTGTGATTGGGGCTCGGCTCCATGCTGACTGCCTTAGAACTCCATACCTCATCTTTTGCAGACTTAATTTCAAGTGGATACTCAGATTCACCATCGGCAATTAAAGTATCTAGGAAGCCACGAATTGGTGGATCGTCATGAGTTACTTCAATTTCATGTTGAACAACCTTGTATGTACCGTTTAACTTACTTAATCTTTCTTGAAGGCGGGTATGTACATGAGTACCATTTTCCATATTTGCCTTAGCCTTAGCATCTGCGGTATCTTCAAACTCCGCACCATTAAAAGCAATGTACCAGTATCTAGCACAATTACCATGACCGTAGCCGATAGTGCTTGGAGCAAATGTTTTCTTTTGAGTAAATCCAGCTTTGCTTTCATAGGTGCTATCAAACTCTTCTGCAAGCTTAAAGACACTTAATCCTGATTTAGCGGGATCAACCTTTTTATTTACAAGTCTTCCAATTGACACTAAGCACCAAACCTTGCTGAATACTTTAATGCATCAACTAATTTATCAACGGTATCTGCTGCAGTATAATAGATATTTTTTCTATTAGAATCCTTTGATAGGCTGGTATAAAATCTTGCCTGCATAGCAAACTTAGCACTAATTGCTTGAAGTTGAACAATTAACATTGGAGCTTTTGTGGAGGGAATGTCAGGTTTTGTTATAAGCTTAATAATCATTTCAAGAGCAGTATCAAGATCTTTATCCTGCATATACTCTGACATATCATTAAACTCTGTTACTTTACTAATAACTTCTACTGTTGTTGGCTGTTCCGCCATGCTTCCTCCATTTGCTCAAATAAAGACCATTCAACTACTGCTAATCGGGTCTTTGCTCCTTCTCCGCCCAAAATTAATTTAAGAAGCGGATATTTATCCCTGCTGACTTTAAAAGTGTCTGTGCAAATCTTTGCCCAAATTTCCTTACTAATGGAAATTGACTTTGAGTACTCTTTATAATCAACGACAAAATCATTCCAGACAGCATCACCTTTTTGATAATCCCCACGCCCAGAATTCTTTTGAGCTTTTGCTTTATCACGCTTTACTTCTCCTCGTTCAGACAAACTGTTGCTCCGATCTATGATTATCTGGGCATACCCAAAATATGATTTGCTTGGCAGGATCCCACCAAGCAAAGTCCATATTCTTATCACAATACTTGCATCCGTAAGTTCCGATTAACTTTTCACAGTTTGGTTGATCTGATGATCCCATGAAATTGCTAATCTTACTCATAAATTTGTTCTCGCAAGCTTTCTACTACATCAGCGTTTTCTCTAAGGTACTCAAGAGCCTTTGCTCTACCTTGAAAACGTTCTTCTCCTATAGTATACCATGCGCCACCTTTTTGAATTTTACCCATCATCTCTGCTGTGTCAAGAACTTCACCAACAGAATCTACGCCAAGTGTATTACCCTGGTAGTAAAAGTCATATTGTCCTGAGAGATTTGGCGGTCCGAGTTTATTGTAATCAATAATCCAATTGACGGGTCTTCCGACCTTTTGTTCAATGATCTTATCGCCCACTTGAATACCAGACTTAATAGCGTTAGCTTCAGCCTCCGAGGACCAAAGCTTAATAACCGTTGACGAAAAGAACTTGACTGCCATTCCGCCGGTTGGGATGTGGGAGGCATGCATGCTACCAAACTGATTACGTTGTTGTGAAATGAGAACCAATAGCGTGTTTTTGTTGGCATAGTTTAACATCTTGACTGCGTGAGTCATATCCTTTGCTTCTGCACCAATTTGCTTGGTATCCTCAAGCTTCTTCAACTCAGAACTATCTTTTTCAAAATAGATGGCGGGAAGCAAGGCAGAAATTGAATCTACTACTATTATATCAACTTCTGCTTCCATTAACTGTGTTGCCACATCAACCATGTCATTAATAGTTTTAGCAGGAGAATAGATAAGGGAAGATGAATCTACTCCCAGCTTTTCCGCCCATGCTGGGTCATATGAAGCCTCAGCATCAATCCATGCACAAGTCTTACCCTCTTTTTGGGCGATTGCGATCATCTGTAAGCAAAAAGATGATTTACCTGCAGATTTATTTCCCCAGACTAGGACTTGACGACCAAAGCCTAAGCCTCCTTTTAAAGCCTGATTAAGACCTATGCTTGGAGTTCTTTGCTTTTTTGACTCAACGTTTGTTGCCATTTGAACACGTTGTCTTGTTTTTGCATCAAGCTTTGCTAAAATATCTTCTGCTAATACTACTGACATGTTTATCCTTAACTATTAAAACTTATTACCGTGAAGTTTAGCACGTTCTTTATTAACTTTATTCTTTTCTTCAATGATGGTATCCAGGTCATGAGTTATATCTCCATGATCTTTCATCGCTGCATATAGATCAAGCAAGCGAATAATAATATCTGCCATCTCTGTTACAATTTCTTCAGAGCCCTTATCTTTACGAATAGCTTCCAAGACTTCTGTGACCTCAGAATGTATGAGTGCTAGCTTATTGCCAACCTTGTCATAATTATATTCTCCATCCCAGAAGCCTTTGGACACGGCTACTTCGTGAAAGTCATTTGCTAACTTACTCAGCATCGTCTTCAGTGCTTGACTCTTCTGCCTCAACTGGAAGATCCTCAAGCTTAAAAGTAACTGAGCCATCTTCATTTTGGTCAACACGAATGGTCTTATTGCTGTAGTTTGTAACAAGATCCTTAAGTGGAACTGTTACTTCGCCAAGTGTTGCAACTACGGAAGCAAGAATCTGATCAATAGAAATTGAAACTTGCTTATTTTGTGCCTCTTCTGTCTGCTCAACAGGGGTTGTTTCTTCTGTCATGCTATCTCCTTTATATAGTTAGTTCCATCATCTAATTTTCCAACGGTAGGGGAACTATATCCTCCCGCTCTCATTTTTCCTAAAGCTGTTGTATAAATCTTTGGAAACGCAATAGCTCTCATCATGTTTTTGTCTGCATCGCAGTAAATAATGTGAGCCATCATTTTATTTTGTTTTGTTTTATAATGCGTAAAGTCTACAACATAAACTTTATACTCTGGTATGCTTAAGTCTTTATTGTGCAGGTATCTAATAAAAGGGTCATCCTTCTTGTCAACCACATCACCTATTGTAACATATCTATGAATTCTATTGTCGCCAACAAGGAAGAAATACATGTTCCCGGTTTCAATTTGTGTATTCTCTGTATGGAAAATACCAATAGATCCTGTATCATCAATTAATTCTACACGAGACCAGCCCTTGCCCTTTTTAATTGATTTAACCATAGCACACAATACATATGTACCTTGTTCTAAAAACTCCTCTAGCGGAGTAATTTGCGACTTGATATAAGGGGTAATTCCCTTGGTATCAAACTTTGGAATACCTAAGTATTCGTAATAACTTTCTGATTCTTTTCCCGACCTGCCGTTATCATCAAAAGCAGCAGCACCAATTAGGTTTAAGGTAGCAACTGCTCTTGAGTTAATTCCTGATCCCTTTTGTGAAGCCACTTCCATAAGGTGAGCAAAAGATTTAAATGGTCTTGCATCAATGATCTTCTTTCCTATACCTTCAGATATATATTTAATATTTGCCAATCCAAACCTAATACTATTACCTTGAAGGCTAAAATCCAAATCAGATTCATTTACATGGGGTAGTAAGACCTTAATTCCCAATCGCTTAGCTTCAAGGAGGTATTCTGTTCTCGCATCTTTATCTCCTTCGTTCTTGAGGATTGCAAACATGAACTCAAGCGGGTAATAATGTTTAAGCCAAGCAGTCCAGTAACTAAGCATAGAGTAAGCAACAGCGTGAGAACGGTTAAAAGAATAGCCAGCGTGAGCTTCAAAATTATGCCAAAGCTTCTCCGCATCTTCAGTTGAGATATATCTTTTAGCACCTTCAATAAACTTATCTTTAAATACATCAAATTCTCTTGCATCTTTTTTCTTACCAATAATCTTTCTGACTTTATCTGCTTCAGCCCATGACATACCGCCTAAATGTACGCATGCCTGCATAACTTGCTCTTGGTAGATGATAACACCATAGGTTCTCTCAGTAAATGGTTGCATAACAGGGTGGGTATAAGAGATTACTTCTTCCCCGCCCTTACGCTTGATATAAGAGACACCTACGGTGTTCATCGCACCCGGACGGACCAGCGCATTAGAAGCAACCAAGTCCTCAAACTTATCCACACCCATCTTTATCAGAAGGTTAGTATATGGAGTTGCTTCTGCCTGGAAAACGCCTTTTGTATATCCATTGCTTAGATCCTGAAACACTTCAGGGTCATCAAGGCTTAGACTATTTAGGTTAATAGCCTTTCCATGACGTTCTTGAATCATATCAACAGTATCCTTAATAACTGATAAAGTTTTTAGGCCAAGCACGTCAAACTTAATTAGTCCAATATCTGCTGCCTGTTCCATATCATAAGCAACAACAGGAACACGTCCGGATACTGAATCATCTTTATCGCTTCTAGTTTCAATCGGAGCATATTTAGAAATGGAGTCTTTTGCCACAACAACTCCCGCTGCGTGAATACCCACACCTCTAATTCTGCCACGTAGCTTAGAAGCAAAATCTACTACCTCTGGATACTTATCTCTAAACTCAAGCGAGTTAGGGTTATTCTCAAAGTCTTCAAAGGTTTCAATTCCCTTCAAAGCCTTATTTACTTCTCCTAGGGGTACGTCAAATACTCTTGCCACATCTCGCACAACACCTTTATCTTTAAAGTATTGATAGGTTGAGATGGATGCAACATTCTTAAACTTCTTACGAAGAAATTCTTTTACTTCTCCACGACGGCGATCCATGAAGTCTGTATCAATATCAGGGAAGTCATTACGCTCAGGGTTAATAAATCGGAAGAAGAGTAGGTCATATTCAATTGGGTCTACCTCTGTAATACCCATCAAATAACATACTAGAGATCCTGCTGCAGATCCACGTCCCGGTCCAACAAGGATTTCATTCTCTTTCGCCCAACGAACCATGTCGCCAACAACAAGGAAGTAACTACTAAACTCTTTATCATAAATGACCTGAAGTTCTTCTTCAAGCCTTGCTCGGTATTGCTCATTGTCTAATCCTTTTTCAATAAGTGATTCCTCACACATTTTAATAAGCTGTTTGTGTGGGTCTGTTTTTGGCTTAGGTAACAATTGTAGGTTTTCGTGAAATTCATATTCTTCCACCTTATCTGCAATCTCCATTGAAGATTCATAAATCTCTTCGCTTAATGAATCCCCGAAATCTGCCTTGATTTCGTCATAACTTTGAATGTAAACATTAATATCTGCAAACGACATAAAGCGATCAGGATAGATATGGTCAAATCTCTCGTAGATATTCTTAATCTTTTTGCCTGACTCATAAGTTGCCTCTTTATTAATATCAGGCTTAGATGAAATAATCAACAGTGCTTCTTCAAGTGCCTTTTGCTCTTTTGTTGCATAATGGCAATCTCCTGTTGCTACCATCTTAACACCACTTGAAATAGATAACTTAGCTAAAGCCTCGTTAATTTCTTTTGGATTATGCGACTGAACTTCTAAATAGAAATCATCACCGAATCTATTTGCAAACCAGTTAGTGTATTCTTCGGCTTTTGCCATATCCCCACGCTCAATGGCTTTACAAATAAGTCCATTCAAACATCCGGACAAGACAATAAGACCGTCGCCATACTCATCAAGTACGTCTAGGTCAATTCGGGGCTTGCGATAAAAGCCTTCAGTCCAAGCAATCTCAGAAAGCTTTTGTAGATTTTTTAATCCATCGTTGTTCTTTGCAAGTAAAATGATATGGTTGAATACCTGAGTGTTATCATCTCTATTCTTAATATCACGTTTATCAAAGCGATCAGTTGAGGATATGTACGCTTCAAGTCCCAAGATTGGTTTGATTCCCAACTCTTTAGCTGCCACCTGCATCTCTCTATGCGAGGCTAGGGTGCCGTGGTCTGTGATAGCCATAGCAGTCTGACCCGCTGCCTTAGCAGCCTCTAAAAGCTCTCTTGCAGAGCATAGGCCGTCTAGCAGCGAGTAATGGCTGTGAACGTGAAGGTGTGTAAAATTCATTTATCCTCTATGTGTTGCCCAATAATACTTGCACTTATCACAACATGGGGTGTTGTATGAGCTGTTCTCAAACTCTGCAAAGTCTGCATAATACTCAGGATCTTTGCGGAAAAGATTAACTTTGTGTGTGGTATTTACCTTACGCATTGTTGTTGTGTTCTTACGCCATGCAGGATCATCATCTCCCCACGCTGAACCACACTTACGTGCAAGTGCTTTAAGGTTTGCTTCGTTCTTATCTGTCTTAATACCACGTCCGCTTGCTATAGATACAGCAATCATACCATAGCGATAAAGCTCAGCTTCTGCACCCTCCCACATTAGAACTGCAGGATGATTACGCCAAGCACCTGATTTGGATTGACCGGAAAGAACATTTAGTATTTGATATGTTTCAAGAATCTGCTTATTTAAACGCTTGTTGTCTAGAGCTTCTAGACTATCCTTGAGTGTAGGATACGGTAGAAACGTTTGCATTATATTCCAATCTGTAATAGGTTATAGGAAAGTATACTACCTTTCCTATAACCCTGTCAACATTAAATTACCACTCAACAGATGATGATGTGGTTGACTCTTCAGATGAGTCTGATGTAATTCCTGAGTAGAATGCTTCTTGATCTGCATAAGGTACGTCACGAACTGCTGTCTTTTCAAGATCAAACAATTCATACTTACTAAAATCAATTGGCTTTACATCTGCGGTTGGTAGTGGAATTATACTATAACTTGTATCAGTCTTTTCTCCCTGTCGCTTTAACTTCCAGATTAGATTTGTGATGCTTGCTGTCTCAGTTGCATAAGAACTAATTTCTGGAGTAGCAGACTTTGGGCCTGTTCCCTGTGAAAAAATTGCAACATATGGCTCTTCTTCGCCATCGTCAACTAAAACATTTACATAGAAGCGTGGCTTACCCTTCCATCCCGCCTTTACATCACGACGGTGCTGCTCACAACCAAAGCACTGACCTTGGTCTTCAATTGTGCAGAGTGCCTTACGGCGATAATCTTTTGGATTTGTGTGTTCAATTGCAACGAATCCTAGTCCAGCCTTTTCATTATAGTTTGCTGAGTCCGGATCAATTTCTTGCAAGAAACGAATTTTTACTGACTGACCATCTTTTAGTGCAAGCCATCTTCCCTTTGGTCCATCGGAAGAATTGTGTGTTGGCTTGTCCATTGCTTTATTAATTGCTGTTAAACCTTTTACGATTCCCATATATATCTCCTTGTGTAGTGGGCTGTATAATGCCCTGTATATACTATTATATCACCAATTATTATATTCAAAATTGCCTACGGCATTCTTGATACATTGACTTATTTCTTGTTCTGTAAGGTCCCCGACGTCTTTTGCATTATGTGGATAGACCACCTCATTTTCATAGGAAGCCCACAGAATATCTTTGTTCTTTAATTTGGTAGCAATTTCTCTTCCGAGCTTTCTACCTGCTTCATCTGCATCAGTAGCAATAATGATGGATGAAGAATACTTATTTAGATTTTGTACATTCTCTTTGGATAAACTACCACCTAGTGTGGCAACAACATTTGGAAATCCCGCCTGATGAATTCTAATGGCATCAAATGACGATTCACAAACAATAATGGTAGCACTCTCTCGTCTAGCCCTGTGTAGGTTAAACATAGTTTGAGATCTTGGAAGGTTGGTGCTATTTTTAAAACGCTTTCCCTCAACAGATCTTCCTACCAATCCCACTGGAATTCCGGTAGGGCTATGGACTGGAACAGTTACCATGCCCTGCGAGGTAGAATATCCCAACTGAAAATGCTTCATTGAATCTAAGTTAATGCCTCTTGACAAAAAGTAATCTGAACCCTTTGTATCTGATAGCAGATTGGCATGTAGGTTATCCAGCACATTTTGGTCAAATTCTTCAAACTCAGGCTTGTCTTCCATTAAGGCAGCCAGGTCCTCATCAAAATGATTATTAGCTTCCTTCTTCATAGAGTCTACAAGTCTTAATGCCTGGAAGTAATTCATATCTCCCGCCTTTTGAATTAAATCAAGAAGCGTTCCTCTTGCATCGCAAGACGGATTGTAGCAAACATATAAACCCTTTTCATAAGATATTGCAAATGAGGGGCTGTAATGATTGTCATGAAATGGACATAAACATAAAAAATCAGTGCTTGTCTCAGAAGAAATCTTAACACCCACAGTGTTAAGTATTTCCTTTAATTGTCTCTGATTATATGTTTCGGTCATCATGGTAATATTTTACCAGACCGGGATATTGCTTGTCTACCTCTTATAAAATTGTTGTCCAGAAAAGCCTTCAAGCTCCATAGCTTTTTTCTTTCCAACGTAGACCCCAAACATTTCTAAATAAAAACTATAATTATCTCTTGCTTCATTATATGATATTGAAAATTGGGAGTCAAGATCCAATACTGGGACATATCCTCTATCTCTCATGTCCTCCAGCAATAATTTTTCTTGCATTAGCCGTATTCTACCAATTGCGGAATCGTCTTTGATTACCCCTGAAATGATAAAACTTTTAATAGTTTTATTTAGCATAACATGATAATTATACTAAAAATACAGTCTATTACATAAAGATTATTGCTGAATATCCATTTCGTAGATTTCTTTTACAACACCACGATTCAAATCCCAATCTAGGTAGAATGAGAAGTCTGTTCCATGACGATTCTTACGAGATACAATCTCCATAATATTTGTATCAGGATTTTTATGAACTGCAATAGCCATATCAGCATCGTATTCAATAGCCTTAGACCATGCAACCTGTGATAACATTGGAGGCCCGTCTTGATCTGATACGTCGTCCATCGTGGCAGCGGTAATATCAATTACTGGGATATTGTTACGCATAGCAAGCAACTTAAAATCACGAGAGATGTTACGATTACGCTCTACTTCTGATTTAGCTCCGGATGAATCATTAAATAGTTGATGATAATCAAGGATAACCATGTCAGGCTTATACTGGTCAATCTTTGCTTGAACTGTATTGGGGGTTACTTGTCCTTGTCCCTCATTTGAGATAAGAATAAATCCCTGCTTATCTTTAAATGTCTTTTCACCAAACGAACGAAAATCATCTGTATTAACAAGACCTCTAGAAAAATCGTTAGCCTTGAATAGTCCCGACCCCATCATGGTGTAAATACGGTCACGCATATTCTCAGGTGACATTTCAAGAGAGATAATCATAGGCTTAAAGCCCTGCTCCCATGCCTTACAAGCCAGATAAGAGGAGAACCATGTCTTACCCCTACCCGCCCATCCAATCATCACGATAAGGTGTCCTGGGGCCATTCCTGTAGGGTAAGCAAGATCAATAGCCTTAAAGCCAGTCTTGATTCCCGGACTTCCACCCATTGCAGCAGAACGCTCACGAACCTTTTCATAATGATCTTCAGCTAATTCAAAGTCTGTTAAGTCAACATCTCTAACCGTTCCCGTGAGTCGGGATAGACCATAAAGCTGTGTTTGCATTTCAAGCAAGACTCTAGTGGCTGAGTTATGCTTTAGACTTGCACCGTTCTTAAGTAGAACATCTTTAATCTTTGCAGTTAAGAATTCATTCTTTAGGTTGTCTAGGTAATAGCCCGTCTCGCCCTTTACTTGCTCAGGTTCAAAGTCTTTAAACTTCTCTTGCAATACAGATATATCTGGAACAGCACGAAACTTTAAATAATAAGACTTCAAGCCCTCCCACACATCTCGGTGGGAAGTAAAAATATCATCAACATTATCTGTAAGAACTGTAGCCATATCCTTGTTCTTACAAACAGCAGAAATTACCGCTGCTTCACTATTCATTTAATTCCTGTTCCACTAATAATTTTGTTTGCTCTCTTAAACGCTTGCGCTTATCAGCATCAAGTTCTGATTTTACCATAACGTCATCTAGCCTGTCAAAGTTGTAAAAAAACCATTGCAAAGGGTGCCCGGTTCTTGTACACTTAAAATAATACTCAAGAAGTTCTTTTGCTCTATCAAATCCCACGCTATCAATAACATCTTGCATCGCCCACTTTTCACGGTAACGATTGACAATTGGTTGCTTATTGTACCTGGATTTATATAGGGCAATATACAGGGATACTAGCGAGTATGCCTGCTTTGCATCTTCTTTAGCCATTATTTCTTTCCTTTAAGCTCGGATTCTATCTCTTGTACTTTTTCAACCAATTTCTCCTCAACAAACTTATATACACGATCTGTTGCGGTATTTGTGTTTTCTCCTGTACGAACAAAATCTTCAACACCAATTGATAACTTGATGCTTTCGTAATTACCTAGGTTACGTGTAAATTGTAATTCTACACGGACACTAGTCTGATTCTGTTGAGTCATCTTCTTCTCCTATTGGTGTAGCTAATGAGAATCCCGGCTTAAATTTCTTAACACTCTTATCAGCCAAATGCTGGTAAAGAATCATAAGTCTGTCTGAGATAGCAATTATAGCATCTAGATCTTCTTTTTGTAAAGCCAATTCCATAGCATGCTCAAGAACCTTTAACGCCATTTCCAACGTTTGTCTTGCTTCCTTGTTAATCTTATTGTCTACCACTCTGGTTGTCTCCAAACCGGAACATATGTTCCATCGTCGTTTTTAGCGTATAGGATCTTTGCATTCTTAAGCATTGCATCTAATTCTATCTTGCTTGGTATATTGCTTGCTGTTACTCCACCGTCAATTCTAGGTCTGCCGATGTGCACTGTTTTAAAAAATTCTCTTATTTGTCTTATATCATCTTCTGAAAAATAATATCTTCCAAGCCTAGTCTTATCATCTATGGCATGGGCTTGTTGGGGCTTATTAATATCTCCCGCCCTCAAATGTCTTTTGATCGTGTCAACGTGACGATTCATCAATTTGCCAACTTCAGAGATGGAGTAAGCATGTCGCTTATTTCTCTGAACATCAGAGTAGTTATAGGCGACACGCTTATCCTCAATAAAGTTCCATGCGATAATGGTATCATCAGGTTTATTTACTTGTAAAGCTTTGTGTAAAGCCCCGTTCAAGTAGAAATATAGAATTTTTTGTTCAGGCTGTTTTCTACTTTTTCTAGCCATTTGCTGAACTCGTTTCCATCTTTTTTGATTACCCATCTTTTACCGCACATAAGGCAGAATAATTCCATCCGTAGTTTTTGAGAAAACATACGATCTACAAATACCCTGCCATTGCACTTCTTACAATACATTATTGTACTACTTAGCAGTCTTCTTTACTTTAGCCTTTACCTTGGACTCAACAGCAGAAATTTCTTCCTTAACCTTTGGGTCTAATGCGATAGCAGTAATTTCTGCCTTTACATTTGGGTCTAGCTTGCCCCATGCTGCCTTAGCAACTGGACCGAGGACACCAACGAGGGCTGCCCAAGCAACCTTCTTAATGTCATGATTTCCACCCTGATAGATAGCAACGCCTGCTGTAGCAACAGCAATAACGTAATGCTCAACGAGTGACTTTGTTTTTGCATTCATTAGTTTGTCTCCTTTAGACACTAAATAATTTCCCGTCAACATAACATGTATAGTCGGGGGAAACTTCTACTATCTGTACATGAGGATGATTACCATTCTCAATGTGGGCGATAGCAAAACCTTTTTGCCAATTGTGATTTTGAGTATACTTCATACCATCACTTTTTTCATCACACATATGACCAATTTCATATCCACGAATTGTTCTTCCGCCAGTGGCCTTTGGAAGTTCGTATGTCTGAAAATGTGAAGCAATTCTGTGTGAATGTCCTCTAATTAAAGAAATTTGTAGATCATCAATATCTTTTCTTACTGCACCAGTATCGGCAATAGAAAGGCCATGATGTACGTGAATGTCGCCAAAACGATGCTTAGGCAATTCATTGTAATAGATATAGTCATATCCAAGGGAATCAAGTCCCCATAATGCTTCCGGCGTAACTTCGCTTAAATATTCTGGAAGCTTTTTATCTAAATAATCAAAGATTCTAATGTCATGGTTTCCAAGTGCAGAAAATAGCTGTGCATTTGGAAGCATGTCTCTAGTCTTTGTATAAAAATCTCTTGCGCCTTTAGACTCTTGTCTGATGAGGGGAACGATTAAATCTTTACTGTCATCTTTATGAAGCTGCATAAACTCTGCAGATCTTCCCTCTGTATACTTACTGTAACAGGCCTGATCATCTGTGTCACCAAGGTAGTCAACTACATCTGGCTTAAACCACTTCATCACCTTGAACCAAAGTTCAATAACTTTATCATCCTGATATGGAAATTGCTGGTCAGACGACAGCATCCATTTAAGGTCGTTTGTCAATATAAAACCCTTCGTTTGTAGAGTATATTATCTCTTACTCTGATTTAATAGTCAAGTCATTGAGGCTGGCATTATATTCATCTACCGCCTTTTGCTTTTCAATTTCAGCATTTTTAATGCCCTCAAGCTCTTGAGACATTTGAGTAAGATCTGCTCTTAAAACAGCAATCTGCAATTCATAGTTTGCAGACATTTCGCCCATGCGTTGCTGCAGGGCGGTAATAATTAATTCCGCTTTATCCATTTATATTCCTATTTCTATTATTATGAAAGTGAAGCTATTTCGTTTTGCAAGGCTTCTTGTTTAGCAGTTTCAATAGATAGTTGACCATTTAACGCATCAATTGTTTCTTGATTAGGAGTAGGATTGGCATTTTCTTCTATTAAGCTGACCTGTAAATTAAAAGAATTCACAAGAGACGACCTAATATGTTGATTAATTATGCTTATTTTTTCTTCATTAGTTAAATCCATTTTTCCTCCATATTAAATTATACCACATCTTCTGTTTGTGTTACTGGACCCCATTTTCCTAGGGGACAACCTGCATGTGGCAATTTAGCTTTTTGATGCATCAAACATCCACACTTTTTGCATTGCCTTGTAGATTTAATTAATGATGGACATGACATGCATAGATCATATCTGTATTTAAATATATCTTCATCTACATCTTGTATCTTAGGATTTAATAGATCCCAGGGTCTTGCTGAGTCCCCGTCTTGTTTTTCTTTCCATAACTGCCAACGTGTTTTATCAGACATTTGTTCCGTCTGGATTGGTAAAAGTATTTGATTCTTGATCATATGTTGCGTTGATAAATACTGAATTTTCATCAGTAAACTTATTAGAAACATCCATGATCTTTGGATTACTTAAAAAAATTGCTGCTAGTCTTTCGTCCGTATGAAGGACTTCAACTACCTCATTGTCAATTATAAATGCTACCTTGATTGGTGGCAAATTATCTTGTATTACTTCTGGCATATTTTCTCCTTTTTTTTATTATATCATATGCATATTTAATTTGTCTATACTATAGACAGGTTATCCCAGGTAGTTCCTTGATTGTTGCTTCCCGCTTTAAATATTCCTGCTGATGAAGCACCATTTGCAGCTGCTTTTACTGGGCTTGTTGCGGTGTAAACAGTATTGCTATTTATTAAAGATGCAAAGTTTAAGTCTGAATATAGCCCTGCAGTAATAGTATTTCCACTTGTAGCAACCTTAATTCCTCCTACAGATGTGTATCCGGATGTACTGCTGGCTTTTGTAACATCTGATAAAATAGAAACAGTTGATCCGGAAGCAGCGTATATTCTTAAATTAGTTAAATAAGCTGTAACAGTTGATCCTGAATCATTTGTTTTCCAAGTGTAGGTTGTAGTTACTGTTGGAGTGCTTGATCGTGTATTGTATGAATATGTTGTTGAAGAAACAGATGAATGTGTGCATCCATAGGTAGAACCGCTTGATGTTGCTGTACATTGATTCCATCTATAAAGTCCACTACTATAAACTACGCTTCCGGTTTGAGTATAGCCAACAGTTGAAGAGTTGCAAACAGAAGAAGTTGGTGCTGGTGGATAGTTGATACTTGAAGCACCTGAAAAAGCATAAGTAGTAGTTCCCGGTAAAGTTTGTACACATGCTGCACCACATGCAGCAATTGCAGAGCTGATATCTGTGTACCCGGTGTAGCCTGGCCCTGAACATGAAGTAGTTGTTGTTGCTGTACAATTACAAACTGCTCCGGCACTATTTGATCCATTTGTACACGTTGAAACTCCGGATCCTCCGGGTTGATTGCAAGCGTAATCTGAAGATGTTGATGATGTACATCCACACACTCCATTTGCTACACCTGAATTATCTGCGGGACAACCTGTTGTATTGCTTCCTCCTGTTTGATTGCATGTATAAACTGTAGCTGTACCTGTATATTGGTATGATGATGCTGCATACCAGCTTCCTGTTGAAGCAGCCCAAAACATTACACCTGTTCCCGCACCTGCTAATAAATATGTATTTACAGATACCGTAAGATCTGTTTTTCCTGATAGCTCTACAGTTTGAAATGGATATGCTGCTGCATTTGTGCTTCCAATTGCTGGGTTTGTAGTATTTATCGCTACCTGTCCATCAACTTTCCAATTGCTTGATGTAGATGGTCCATTGTAAATATAAGAATTGGGAGACATTACCGAATTAGAAGCTGGAGTCATTATTCCCAAACTTGATCCCGCCGTTGAAATAGTTCTTGAATAATCATCCGTAATTGTTCCAACTGTTGCTTTTAAATTTGCAGAACTGTAAAAATAAAAAATTGTGCCGTCTGCCGTAGTAACTATATCTACTGCATAAAAATAACTGACTGGAGTTGTAGCATCAGATTGAGTTACATTATGTGGTGTGGATATAGTTCCATTTGCATTTAAAGTTGTTAATCCATCGGTTAAAGATGGCATTGATCCAATATAATAAGCAATTGAAGTGGTTTTACTTGAATAAGTTCCTGATTGATATGTACCGCTAGTAGCTGAAATAGAAGTAAATGCTTTCCCGGTTCCGGATATAGTTGGTTTTGTTAATTGTGTTGGAGGGGGAGTTGGATTTGTAGTAAATGCAAGGGTGTTGGAATAATTTCCGGCGTAACCTGTGTTATCAGAGCTTCCCGTCCAAGGTATCACTCTTACTGAGTATGGTGTATTTTGAGTTAAACCTGTAAGGGTTGCTGGACTGGATGCCCGGCCTCCTGCTCCATTTCCAGAAGTTGTCCAAGATGAGTCGGCAGCTTTTTTATACTCAACCATATATCTGTTGGCACTTGGAGCACTTGTCCAATTAATTATAGCAGTATTAGCAGTTTTACTTGTAAGAGATATAGTTATATTTTCAGCACCAGCAAATGAAGTTAAGTTAGATTGTGATGTTGAAATTCCACTTGAATCTGTTGCTTCAACTGTAAATACATATATATTGTTAACATTTGGAGTAACATCAGTTCCATTATTTAAAAGGGTATAAGTGTAAACTCCTGAATCAACTGCAGTTCCTGTTTTTAAAGTATTATATGTAGTTCCGCCATCTGATGAATGCTTAAAGTAATAAACTTCTCCGGTATTTGTACTCCATTTATTATTCGTTCCTGTAAGCGTTACAGTGTAACTTGGGGACGTAGGAGTACTTTTAGTTAAAGTAACATCAGTATCAATATAAGGTCCAGTATTTGGATAAAACAATGCCCATGCTGCAGACGCTTTTTTAACATACATCTTTTTTACTTTTGTCCAGCTGGTTTGAGTGGTTCCCGTTGTTTTTTTAATCCATACCGCAGAAGGATTTTTCCAGCTTGACTGAGTAGTTCCCGTTGTTTTTTTAATCCACAATGCCATTAGTATTGAATCCAGATATCTCCGACGAAACCGGCATTAACTGGTCCTGTACCTCCACTTTGATAATAAATGGCTGGACCTCTTTCTAGATTTCCTGATGATCCTGAAAGTGGATTAGATGCTATCATTCTTACAAACCCTGAAGATCCTGCATTATCTGAAGGAACTTGAGAACTAGTTAAATCTCCAACGTAGTCAACATTAGATATTGTAAGTTTTCCTCCCGAAGTAAATGCTATTGTAGGAGCACTGATTGAAGTAGATCCCGATGGAGCTGTTGAGCTTGTGTAGGTCTTACCCATTATTTTAACTACGTTTGGTGATCCTGCAGAATCAAGAAGGAAGTATGGACCATTTCCAGAATCTCCGACTTCAATTGCTCCTCCGGCAAGCTTACCTCCATAAATTGTTGCAGTAGAAATAATATTTCCGCTAAATGTTCCTGATGTAGCGTTAATGTCTCCGAATATTTTTGCACTGGTTGCTATTAAATATCCATCTGAAAATATGTGTGCTCCGGCTCCAGCAAAATATCCCGTTGCCGATCCCGTTGCAGTGCTTGCTTTTGACATTGTTATGCTTGAAGTTCCTACAGTTGCAACTGTTGCATCTGATGGTACTCCGGCTGCTGATAAGTACATACCTACACTTATTCCTGCTACTGATGAAACGCCTATCGTTACACTATCTTTAGTTGTTGTTATACCTGTTAATTTAACACCTACGCCACCTGAACCAATATCAAGATTACCTCTTTTAATTGTTACGTTTCCAGATGCGTCTACTAAAAATTCACTTCCAGTATTTGCAATACCTGCTGTTCCCGCCCAAATAACAGGGGAAGATGCTGTTGAAGGCAAAGCTATTCCTGCTGTATAATTTGTAGATCCACCTAATGCATTTGCAACATAGACTCTAGTGTTTTGTGAATCAAGATATATTGTTCCAGTTCCTGATGTAGCATAAATTGATCCGGAGTTTGTTGAAGGATTTATAAACCATTCTGATCCAGACACACCTAGCTTTGCTGATCTTGCAGTAAATAATCCTGATTGTGCATCTATGCTTACTATTCCCGTCGTACTTGATGAATTAAATTGTAAGCCACCAGAATTTAATATAAATCCTGCTCCCGAAATAGTATTTCCACTTAATGTTCCT